TCAGCAGGGTATAAGATTGAGCCTGACCATTATTCTCCAAATACGATGTGCGTTGAATTTCCTGTGCACGAGGAGCATTTTCAGAAGGGTAAGCGCGAGATTACAATGTGGGAACAGCTAGAAATTGCAGCACAATATCAACATTTTTGGGCTGATAACTCTGTTTCAATTACTGTGACCTTCAAGCCTGAAGAAGCATCCGACATCAAGACTGCCCTTGAAATGTATGAGACCAGACTTAAGGCTGTTTCCTTCCTACGCTACGAAGAAACCGGTTATGTTCAGGCTCCATACGAGCCCATAACCCGAGAACAGTATGAAGAAATGATCAAGAACATCACCCCAGTCCAGCGCTTTAACACCGAAGAAGGTGGTGAAGGAACCAAGTTCTGTGATGGTGATTCATGCATAATCTAATGGAGGTATTATGAACTTTAATCACTTAATAACCGAAAGAGAATTAAAGACCACTTGTCGTAGAAATAATTGTGGTTGCCCTAAATGGAAGCCCGTTTCTGAAGGACAGGCAACTGCTGGACGCAACATTCATTTTGATATGATATGCGAAAGTTGTGGAAGTCGTATAACCACTTTTATGAGATTCAGCGAGTATGAAATGCACGAAAAGCTAATAAAAGAGGAGGTGTACCGTGCTAAGCCCAGTTAATCGACACATTCTTGTTGATTATTCCCCACCACAGGAGAAAACTGATTCAGGAATTTTACTACCCGATGACTACAAAGCCCCTACAGAGGACTATGTAGTTGTAGAGACTCTAGCAGTTGCAAATGATGTTTCTTTCCCTTGTGAAAAAGGCTGTAATTTAGTCATTGACAAGAAAATGCTGCAAGAAATAAGGGTAGATCATTCTATTTACTACTTGATACTAGAAAATTATGTAATGGGAGTAATTGAATAGATGGATAAGGACTTTTACAATCAATCATCAGCCGCAAACCTAGGTTGGGATCCAACTTGGTTTGGCGAGAAGTTTTTTGATGATAAGTTGGTGCGTGCGATAAAGCGTTTTCAGAAAAGCTACGGTCTTCAGGCTGATGGTCTATGTGGTCCTTCCACATTCCGCCGCCTTTGGGTT